TTTGCTGCCGTTCTCTGAGGTGGCGTCGATCTTTGAATCGGTGGAAAAGAGCAGCTATGAGGACTATTTTCTGTACGGCGGCACGTTTGCCGATGAGCGGAAGGTGACGCTTCGGGTGAAAGAGGCACGACTTGGATATATGGGGATTCACGACGTGAGAAACGGGGAACGGGAGAAGGAAGGGAAGATGATACCCGTGTGGGATTTCCTGGGAAGTGTGTCTGTTGAGTATCTTAAGGAGGGGAAATCGGTAGGGAAGGAGACTTACAGTCAGCCGGATCTTTCACTTATGACAATCAATGCAATGGACGGAAGCGTCATGGAGCGGAGAGATATGGGGAAGTAAATGTAACAGTTCAGGCGGGGATGTCTGACTGTTAAAAAACAGACGGAAATGGGAATGTGGTTCTGGACAGATCAGGGGATTGCGTGTAGTATTAAGGTAATTATTATACGGATCAGGAGGTAAGGGACGAAAATCATGGGAAGTATCTTTATTCAGTTTCCAAAGGGAAAAAAGAAGGCACTGACGTTAAGCTATGACGACGGAGTGGAACAGGATATCCGTCTGATTGAAATTATGAAGCAGCATGGATTAAAGGGCACATTTAACTTAAACAGCGGGCTTTATGCGGAAGAGGGTACGGTATACCCGCCGGGTACGGTGCACAGAAGGATGACGGAAAAGGCGGTGACGGAGGTCTACGGCGGCAGCGGTATGGAGGGATTGAGCTATATGGCGGCACTTCTGAAAGGAATTGACGTGATTTTGTACGACAAGGTGCAAACAGGCGTCGACAGTTTGAATGCACCGGTATACACCGAAACCCCGGTTATCGTGAAAAACGTTCTAGTCTCCCCTGTCAGCACTTCTGATGTCGTCAGCGAGTTGCAGCTGTGTGGCAAACGCGCGGAATATGAGCTTTCCATCCCCAAAGGCGATACACACACCTGGGAAGACCGCAAAGTTTCGTTTTTCGGTGAGGACTGGCACACATTTGGCTTTTCTACGCTGCTCATCGAGCATCTGGTTCCTTTGGATTGGAACAGAAAGGTACGGGTGGAACGGTATGGCTAAAACAAAAATCAAGTTAAATCGCGCCGGCGTGCGTGAATTGCTCAAATCCAGCGAAATGATGGCGGTCTGTGAAGAAAAGGCTGCCGCCATTCGCAATCGCTGCGGCGATGGATACGAGACCAACTCCTTTGTCGGCAAAAACCGCGTCAACGCAATGGTGTTCGCAAGCACTTACCAGGCAAAGCGTGACAACATGAAAAACAACACGATTTTGAAGGCACTCAAATGATAGAACAAATTGTCTTAACCTACTTGAGCACAGCGCTCTCGGTGCCTGTATTTGCGGAGATTCCCACCGCCCCGGGTAAATCCTTTGTGGTAATTGAAAAAACCGGCAGCGGGAACTCCAATCACATTAGCTCTGCAATGATTGCAGTCCAATCGTATGCAGACACTTTGCTGGGCGCTGCGCAGCTTAATGAAGCGGTAAAAGAGGCCATGGAAAATCTCACAGATCTGGATTCCATCGGCCGATGCAAACTGAATACCGACTACAATTTCACGGACACCGCCTCAAAGCGCTATCGCTACCAGGCGGTGTTTGACATTACACACTACTGAAAGGAGCAATCACATGTCCGATGTAAAAAACGTGACCGTCGGCAAGCCGAAAAAAGGCGGTGCAATCTTCCGGGCGCCGCTTGGCACTGCCCTTCCCACCGATGCCACCACCGCCCTTGATGTGGCGTTTAAGAGTTTGGGATATTCCGGAGAGGACGGTCTTGTCAACAGCAATTCCCCCGAAACGGATACCATTAAAGCCTGGGGCGGCGATATCGTCTACAGCTACCAGTCGGCAAAACCAGACACCTTCCAGTTCACGCTGCTTGAGGCGATGAATGTTGATGTGCTCAAAGCGGTGTATGGCGAGGATAACGTGTCCGGCACTTTGTCTACGGGTATCACCATTAAAGCAAACAGCAGCGAACAGGAAAACTGCGCCTGGGTCATCGAAATGATTCTCAAAGGCGGCGCGCTCAAGCGCGTGGTGATTCCCTGCGCAAGCGTTACGGCCGTAGGTGACATTACGTATGTCGACGAGGAGGCCGTCGGCTATGAGACCACCATCACGGCCGTGCCGGACAGCGAGGGCAATACCCACTACGAGTACATTAAGGCAAAAGCGTAACAGGAGGTAAAAAGAAATGTTGCAAGGTAAAACATCCAGCGGCTTTGAATTTTCTTTGGACGAAAACGTCCTGAATAACATGGAGCTGGTCGACGCGCTGGCAGAGGCCGAGGACGATAACCCGGTCGCTATTTCTAAGGCTTGCGTACTTTTGCTCGGGAAAGAAACCCGCAAAAAGCTCTATGACCATATCCGGGAGCCGGATGGCCGGGTGCAAATCGAGAAAGTGAGCCAGAACCTCGCGGACATTTTCGAAGCCCTCGGCAACCCGGCAAAAAACTGATTGTCCTCGCGGGAATGATCGCTACCGACGAGGATGCTCTGATTTGCGATCTCGCCGAGACTTATCATATCTTAAACTATCGAGCGTTGCCGGTTTCGTTGCTGGCAACGCTCGCTGTTGGTTTAAGAGAAACCTCGCGCATTAAGATGCGGCTTTGCAATGCAGAAATGCCGCTGAATTCTTTGTTGCTTGCCGCGATGGTGGACAGGCTCTCCGTTCTGGTTTGGGCGCATAGCAAGGACGGCCAAAGCGGCAAAAATCGTCCGAAATCGGTACTTGCGCTGCTCACCGGCAAAGAACCAGAACGCCAGGTCATGGCTTTTGATACTGCTGAAGAATGGCAAGCAGCAAAAAATGAAATCTTGGGGGTGAACCATGGGAACTGAACTTGCAAAAGCATATGTGCAGATTGTACCGTCTGCACAGGGCATTAAGGGTGGCATCACGCAGGCCCTCGGCGGCGAAGCGGATTCTGCTGGTATCGCTGCCGGGCAGTCCTTTGGCGGCAAAATGATGAGCACCCTCAAAAACATTATTGTGGCAGCGGGCATAGGTAAAGCCCTTACATCCACTATTCTCGAAGGTGCCGCCCTCGAGCAGAGTTTAGGCGGTATCGAAACTCTATTTAAGAAAAACGCAGACAAGCTAAAGCAATATGCTAGTGAGGCATATAGGACTGCTGGATTATCTGCAAATGATTATATGGAAACCGTCACCAGCTTTTCGGCCAGCTTGCTGCAGGGCCTGGCAGGTGATACCGCCAAAGCGGCTGAAATTTCCGATATGGCCATCACCGATATGGCCGACAACTCCAACAAAATGGGCACCAGCATGGAGCTGATTCAAAATGCTTACCAGGGCTTTGCCAAGCAGAACTATACGATGCTCGATAACCTCAAGCTCGGCTATGGCGGTACAAAGACCGAAATGGAGCGACTGCTGGCGGATGCGCAGAAAATTTCCGGCGTAAAGTACGACATTGGCAACCTCAGTGATGTGTATTCGGCAATCCATGTAATCCAAGGAGAGCTCGATATCACCGGTACCACGGCCAAAGAGGCTGCGTCCACACTCTCTGGCTCTTTTGCTTCAATGAAAGCAGTCTTCAAAGATGTGTTGGGGAAAATGACACTAGGTGAAGATATAATGCCAACACTGCAGGCTTTGGTATCTACTACAAAAACCTTTCTTATCGGAAATTTACTCCCTGCCATTCGAAACGTTGTTTCTTCTTTTGCTACCATCGTGATAGATTCTGCCCCGCAATTGTGGCAAGCCGGGATGGATTTAATCAACAACTTAGCTTCCGGAGTTGCTACCAGTATTCCTACATTTTTAGCTCAAGCACTGCCCATGATTTTAAAGTTTAGCGGGACCGTTCGAGAAAAAGCTGGTGAAATGGTAAGTGCAGGATTAAATCTAATCATTCAAATGGTTCAAGGGCTAATCAATGGCTTACCTGCTTTAATAGCCTACGTGCCTACCATAGTTACCAACATAGCCGGCATCATCAACGACAACTTCCCTACCATCTTGCAAACCGGTGTGAAATTAATCTGGATGCTTATTTCCGGAATCATTCAAAACATACCGAATCTTATTAGCAATGCTGGGGAAATCGTAAAGGCAATTTGGTCCGTAATCACTGCTGTCAATTGGATGGGATTAGGCAAGACTCTTCTCACTGGAATTATAAACGGCATTAAATCGCTTGCAAACATGACCATTAGTAGTACAAAAGAAATCTTTGTAAACGCTCTTAATGCTGTGAAAAACATTAACTGGTTAGACCTTGGTAAAAACATATTGTTAGGGATCGTAAATGGCATAAAAGCAATGCCCGGCATCGTAACCGATGCTTTGCTTAATATTATGAGCAGTGCTGTTGATGCTGTAAAAAGATTTTTTGGAATTAAGTCCCCATCTCGACTGATGCGCGATGAAGTCGGTAAATTCATTCCGGCCGGCATCGCTGTTGGCATTGAGAACAACACCAAACCGATTTCCAACGCGATGCGTAATCTGACAGATCTGACCACCAGCACTCTGCAAACCGACTTAGCGGTCCAGCTGTCAAAAAGCAATGCGTTGGCCGTTCCTGCATACGACACCCTCGGCGGTGCGGGCAGCGAAGGTATG